GTTAAATGATAGCCAACAATTCAGGTTTGCGTTGGCATCGGCACGCCCATATCTATTCTTTACTGGTGCAACTGCCATTGAAGTCCCGACCACACCAAGAGTACAAATAAGAGCAGGTAACTGAGCGACCTTACCCTGTAGAGCCGACCTTGGCTGGCAAGGGTTACCCATAACAGCCTCACTAGTATGATGAAGAATAATAATTGCGGCATTGGTGGCACGAGCAAGGTACTTCAACTCCTTCATAATTGCACGCATAGATGCAAACTCTTCACCACCATCGGTGGCTATATCCATTAAGTTATCTACGAAGATAGCCACAGGAGGACAACCCCATAGTTCCTCAAAGGCTTGCACTTCTTCGTCAATGTCTTGCAAGGTAGGACTAGATTCAAATGACCATACGATATGACTGCTCTTATGTAGCACAGCCTTAGTCCAACCAGCATCAGTATTCATCAACGCTTCTACATCGCTCTGGTTCTTGCCACTAATCATAGAAGCAAGGCGCATAGCCATAGTGTGTGCGTTGGTATCTGCCGATACATACAGGCTAGGTACTTTCATTCTTAAGGCTAAAGCCAAAGCAAGTGTGGACTTACCAACTCCTGGAGTACCAGCGAGCATAGAGACTTCTGCTCTACGAAATATAATTTTGTTTGCATCAAATGTTTTGAATACAGAGGGCAACGGTTCTCCACCGATGTCTGCTCTGCCTACGCTTCTTACTAAAGTTCTCATTACATCCCCCGTCTATGTTGGAAGAGAGTAGCCATCTTCCCCTAATGACTACTCTCCACCAATTCTTATAGCATTTCGTCCTGTATTAGTTCTGCGGTTTGCATTGGTCTGGTGTTCCCATTGGAGTCGGACAAGCCCAGAATGCGTAAGGCTTCCCCGTTGTCTTGCTTACTCCCTGACGGAATGTTCTCGCTCCGTGGATGCACGTAGGTGTAGACATTCCTGCCCCCGTAGCGGATGCTGGTGCTGTCGGGGCGGTTACGAAAGTAGGAGGCGCTTGAATGTCTGGAGTTGAAGTAGTGGTCACCAAAGGGGCAGCCACCGTTGCTGCATTCAACATCTTTGATGTTGCTGCAATCTGTGTTGAGTAGTCAGAGATACCTTCAAGCAATACTGATAGTTCATCGGCTGTGTTAGCACGAACGTTAATCATATCCCCTGCAGATGTCTTGTAACTAACTTGTAGTTTCCAGTTTTCTGTTGTCATTTGTTTCCTTTTTTAGTGAATTGGCAATGCTCTGTAAGTCCACAGAAATTGCACGATTGTAGGTTCGGTAGAAATATACCAGCCTTGCGTGCTTTATCAAATCCATCAACAAAGTACTCAAGCATATCCAGCGTATATCTACTTAGGTCAATCATCTCCCCTGTCCCCGATTCACGAGACATCCAGTAGTTTCCTAGATTGACTTCTGCTCCAATCATCTGCTCTACCCCGACCTTATAGAAGCCGAGTTGCAAATCAGATGTTGGTCTAGTGCGTGATGTCTTGAGGTCAACTATCACTAGTTGTCCGTCTACCTCAAAGATTCTATCTATGAACATCTTGACTGGAACACCTGCAATTACAGGATTTAATTCCAACTCAATCGCTCTTGCACCTTGCGGTGTTGTCCAGATTTTCCAGTTAGGATTGTTCTTGCGCCAAGTGATGTAGTTGTCTACCCAAATGGAACCATTAGCATTCCACCAAGCACCGTCTTCTTTATTCGGGTTATCTTTGGTGGCTCGTCCTGCACGTCGTGCAGTTGTTAAATCTAAACCTTCAGTCTCTTTAGCCCAAGCCTTGTCCCAGAGTAGGTTACTCATTCTCTAAGTCCCAGAGTTCTGCTGCGTAGTGGAAGGCTCTTCCACCCGCCGACCAGATACTAGGTTCTTCAGGAACTTGGAGCAAGCGCCCAAGATAGTACTGATAGCCGCACGTAAGGTAGGTCGTGAAGGCGGAGTAAGAGATGTGTTCGGGTAGAACATACTCATTTAATTTAATCATCAGTTTCTAGTATTTCAACTAGGTAATCTACCTCTTCGCGTAGTTGCTTGACGCTCTCATCAAGTAGCAAAATGGCATCAGATAGTTCTTCTAGTTTCTTTATTTCTCGGTTGTTAAACATATTAACTCCTGTCGTAGTTGTTTAGATAGACCCCCTAAGAGGACAGGAGGTGACTCAATTAGGGAGTCTATCTAATATTCAGTTGATTATTAATATATAATAATATATATATATTATATAGGCGCTCCGCGCCTTATATATTATCTATATGTTATATTAATAATTAATTGTACACACACCTGACTGGAGAACTGATGTCCGACACGCCGACTTACCCCAACTGGTTTGATAGCCAGAAGTACAACTTTGAGAAGCACCTGACCCAGTTCAAGGGTGAGCCTAACCTAAAGTTTCTGCAGGTGGGTACCTATACTGGCGATGCCAGCGACTGGTTACTCTCCAGTATTCTTACTGACCCGACATCAACCCTTACCGATGTAGATACTTGGCAAGGTTCGGATGAGCGTGAGCATAAGGCTATGGACTTTAATAAAATCTATACCCTGTACCTACAGCGAATGGACAAGTACGAGAACCTAATGTCCATCAAGGGTGACTCATCCTACGTACTGCCAGCACTTCGGGAACGATATGACTTCATCTACATTGACGGTGACCACACCGAGAAGGCTGTCTATCGTGACGCTACCAACGCTTGGGCGTTGCTTAAATCTGGTGGAATCCTAGCCTTTGATGACTACCTATGGGGTCAAGATGTCCACCCAGAACTACGCCCTGGTCCTGGAATAGATAAATTCCTTCAGGAAAAGCAGGGTGAGTATGAACTATTGAGTCAGGATTACCAAGTTTGGATACGTAGAAATGACAAATAACCCCCCAGGGGTAGGATAATTCCTACCACCCAGGGGGCTAAGTGTCTTAAAACCGCCTTCTAAGGCGTATGCGGGTTACTTTGAACCGCGTCCGAACTCTGTTGCTTTAGGGTCTAAAGCCTTGAGTACTGGACCTGCGACTGCTGCAACCGCTGCTGCGAGTAGAGCCTTTGGGCTTGTCTCACCTGCAAGGTATAGTGCCATTACAGCCGCAAATGCTGCACGACCATAAGAGAGTGCAATCTGTGTTAACTTTTCTTTCATTGGTTTCTCCTTAAGACTTGAAGACTGGCTTGCCGAAACCAACGATGGTTACAGCCTGAGACTTTCTCAACTTTGAGCCATTCTTCTTCTTGTAAGCACGCACCTTCAGGCATACTTGCCCGCCGTTGCGCTGGTCACCCTTCTTATCTGGGGCAGTGTTGCCCTCAATACAGGTAACCGTTCCGTCTGCGTTGTCCTTGACCACAATCCCAATATGTGAGATACGGTCAACTCCATCGTTCGGGAAATCAAAGAACACAATGTCGCCTGGTAGGGGAACTGCTTCCTCTGCCTTCTCCCATTGCTTCTTCTTCATAAATGCTTCTGCTCCAACCTTGGTTGATACGCAGTTAGGAATCTTTAGACCAACTTCGTTAGCACACCAGTTAACAAATGACCCACACCAAGGTAAGAAGTTTGCTTTGGTGAATGCACCGTATTTAGTCTCGTTCTCTTTTGGTCCTTCAATTACTCCCAGTTCGCCCTTGGCTACTGCGATAAAGTCCATACGTTGTCCCATTATTCACTCGCTTTCTTGTCAACCTTAGCAAAGGCTGCGTTGATTTCTTCTGATGTTAGGCTTCCATCTGCTAGGTAGAAACGGGCAAGGGCTTCAAGCACACGTGCTGCACCTAAAGCACCAGCAAGTACTGCTGCTTGCCATACTTCAATACCTACTAAAGAGCCAGCACCAATAACACCGAGAGACTCTGCTGCAATTACAGCAAATATTCTCATTAATACATTCTTAAGTGTGTCCATTATTCGTCCTTGTCTAGTGGGTTTCTAATTGGGTAGGTGACGAACCAAAAGAATAAGGTTCCAAAAATGGCTACGCCAACAACTTGCTTGGCTGAACCATCAAGGACTACCCAGGCAATAAACATACCTAGCAAAGTCCAGAGTTGTTCAACCATATCTCTTAGTATCTTCATTTATTGCGTCTCCTTACGCCTTTAGATTCTGCGGATGCTCCGCCTCCACCACCAGAGGAACCACCACCAGTACTACCTGATGATGCTGCTCCTGCTGCCATACCTGCTGCAGATACTGCAGCCTGTCCAGCGATGACGGCTGCGACAATTGTTTGTTCTGATTCTGCTCGTTCTTCATCTGACATATCTGCACCAATACTGGTGATAGCAAGCAACGCTTGCGCTGGGTCAGTGAAGATTGCGCTAATAAGTTCTGCAGGGTTTTCAAGTATTACAAGTGCTGCTGCTACCTCTGCTGTGATAACTACTTCGTTACCGTTTTCATCCTGTCTAACTTCAACTGGAGTCTCTGCTGGTAGGTCTGCATATGTAAGCCCAGCCTCTGCTATCGCTGCTGCTGTAACTGGCTCGCCCTGTGCTGCTTCAATAATTGCTTCAGCAACCACAGCCTTCTCTTCCTCAGTAGCATCTTCTTCTGCCACCATAGGTGGTTCAGGTTCTTCTACTGGAGGTTCGGGTGCAAGTTCGGGTGGTAGTTCTGCTTCTACGGGTGGTTCTTCTACCTCTACGGGTGGTTCTTCCGCTTCCGCAGGAGGTTCTTCTTCTTCTACAGGAGGCTCTTCAACAGGTGTTGGAGGTTCCTCTACAGGAATAGGAGGTTCTTCAGGAACTGGTTCAGGCTCTGGCTCTGGTTCAGGTGCAGGGTCTGGCTCAGGTTCGGGTTCTGGTTCCACCTCTGGTGCAGGGTCAGGAATCACAATTGGTTCTGGTCTGACTATAGGTGGTTCTGGTACTACAATAGGTGCAGGTTCAGGAACTATAGGAGGTTCAGGTGTTGCAATCACTGTTTGTGTTTCAGTTGTTGTCGCTGTCTCTGACGATACTGTTGGGGATTCTGGTTGTTGAATTACGACAGTCCCAGATTCGGCAACGGAAGTTGAAGTTTCAGATACAACAGTTGAAGATTCAACAACAGTTGTGGTTGAAGTATCAGCAACGGTGGTCTGAGTATCGGAAGCAGCAGGACTTGGAGAAGCGGAAGGGGCTGTCACAGTTTCGGCAACCACCGTCTGAGAATCAGGACTGGGACTTGCAGAAGGGCTAGGTTCTGGAGTGGGGGTAGGGTTTATACCGTTGTAGTATCTACCTACGCCTGAATAGTTATCACTTATATAAGTAGTCCACTCACCAATAAATCCACCTTCGCAAAAGAGTTTTGCAATATCACCTTTGCCATCAAAGAAAGTATTGTCTGCATTCCAACCAGTAAGTGCCGTGTATGTTTCACCAGCAGGGTTAGCACAGATAATTGTTACATCTCTGACCATTAACTCTGGTGCGGTAGCACTAGCAAATGGACTCCATAAGAATGATGTACCAAATACTAAAAGCAATACGCTTAGTTTTCTACTGTTCTCTTTCGCAAAGAAGGACGTAAATTTGGTCAACGCGTTCTTCCAATCGGTTCACTTGGTCTTTAACGGAACCGCCCCCATTTGGTTTTAACTCATACAAGTAATGTTTTACTAGCCATCGTACAAGTGTGGCAAACCCCGCCACTATAGTCATAAGTGCTACGGCGAGCGCAGCCCAGTCTTGCGCTGTCATATTATACCGTTCTGATAGTGATGTTAATAACTCCACCAAAGCCATCAAAGCGCTTGTCAGGTGGAGTCATACGATTAAATGAGATTTGTTCAATGACTGCTTGGCGAGATTCACCAGTAGTCAAGTCTTGCCAGGTAATAACATCGCCTGTTTCTTCAATGTCTTCTAGTAATTGAATCTTGTCAAAGGCTCTGCCTTCATAGCCAACCATTGTGTTGAATCGGTCAGTCTCAATGTCATAGCAATAGACGGGGAACTGCATCACACGCTGACGTGGAGTAGCAATAGTTGCCTTAGCCTGATAGCCCTTGAATGTAGGACCAGCAGATGTAGTTGTTGCATCACGATAAAGAATAAACTTAAATGCTACATACTCTTGGGCGGTAGCAGGGTTGGATGTACCTACCTCAATCGGTGGAACAGATGCGTCATAAGAGATGTGGTCATACTCAACACCGTTCTTATCTACAGTCTCTAGGGTCATTGAGCCAAAGGTAAAATCACCGCGTCCTAGCAGACGCTTAAAGTTCTTAGGCTCAAGAGTTCCATAACGGATATTACCTGTAGTCAGATAGCCAGATGGCACAAGTGTGCTTGCGGACTCAAGGTAGATTGCTCCGTCTGTTGTATCGTGCGCTGTACAGAAGGTGAGCCTGTTAGTTGTACCAAGGAATGCAACACCAGTTGTATAGTGCTCTGCAGTTTGACTTATTTGTAAATCATTTGCATATGCAAAGCGAAGTGTTTCCAACTCGTTACTTAAGTCAATACGAGTAAGCCCACCATCAAGAGCGCCAATACCAGTGGTTGCCCAAACATAATGGTCACGTGCGGCAAAGTCATAAACTGGTTGGGATGTCTCTAAGATGAGTGGACCATAGTTAAGTGAGCCATCCTGGTCATTGATTGCAGCAACGCGAATACCCTTGTTGGTTCCAATCATCATATAGCCAAGGTAGTAGTATAACTTTTCTACAAATTCACCAGCAGGTAGTTCGGCAGCAACAACTGCGGATGTAAGGGTAGGCATTACTCCCGCTGTAGAAAGCGTATACTTTTGAATGGTTGAATAGATACCCGAGTGACCTGCTGTGTAGATAGCGGGACCAGAAGCGGCTACGCTTGTGTAATGATAGTTAGTATTAGGGTTAGTGTATACGGGGCTAGGTAAAGAAGTAGCAGACGTTGATAATTCGTAGACCCTATTATTAACACACAAAATAATACGGTCTTTAATAAACTCCATAGTTGCATATTGAATTTCAATGTCACCACTTTGAAACATCTGTGTAACATCACCTGTTGCAGATGGGTTAGATGAACCAGTAGTTGAGTCACCTGTTAGTGGCTTCTTAAACATAGTAAGGCGTTGATTACCACCAACTGTCTTATTAGTTATCCAATAAGCATTTACTCCATCATCACAAATAGCAAATACTTTACGGTCAGTACCTGAAATATAATCAATATAATGCGTTACTGTTCCATCTGCAGCAACTTTGTCTACGTCAAACTCATCGTGGAGCAATACACCTTCGGTGTTTGACCACTGAATAGAGCGAACGTGTTGGTTAGGGTGTTGATGGTCTGTACCTACTACTGCACCAGTAGTAGCGTGTGTATTGGTTACATCCTTGAGCAGTGTTACCTGTCCCTTAGTCCATACATCTACACCCTTGCTGTCAGCAAAGCGATATTTGCCATTCTCATCTGTTGTTGCAGGGTCAAAGAAACGAATACCTGAACCAGAGTGGAACGATGCTTGACTTCTAATCCACCAACCAGTTAGTGATTGCTCACCTGGCTCTGCACCATTATCAAACTGGTCCTTACGAAAGGGTGCAGTCTGACGTGTGTATGGACGTGCATCGCTAATTGCATAGATAAATGGAAGTCCACCAAGTGCTACGTCATAAGACATATCGGTGTTCTGCCAGATGGCAGTAGATGAGACCACACCTACGTCAACTGCGATAGACCTATTGGCTCTACCTTCGGTTAAATCTCTACCCGCCAAGGGACACCTCCACTAATAGTTGTTGCAAATTAAAGAACGATTGTTGCTGCTTCTTCTTCAGTCAATGCTTCGCCAGCAATTAACTTAGCCTTTGCTGATGCTTTTAGTGTTGCGAGCGCAGCCGCTGCTGCCTCTTCTGCTGCCTTTGCTGTTGCATATGCTGCTGCATCTGCTTCACGCTGTGCTATTTCTTCTGCTGTTAGTTCGCGTTCTGTAACTACTCCTGTTGAGCAGTCAACTTCAATTGCTGTTGGTGTTGTCATTTGTCTCCCTTTCTAAAGGATTCCGTAGAGTGTTGCTGTTGAGTTTTGTGCAAAGTTTCCATAATCTAAGGCAAAAGTAATTTGATTAATTGCCCCAGTACCATTCCAAAGTCCTGCTGCAATTCCCATTATTGCATCATAAGAAGCAACATTTTGTTCTGCTACATTTTCTACAGAATATGTTTTTTGTTGGCTTTCTCTGTAATTTGGAATATGTATGTCCGTACTGCAAAAAGTTGAAGCAGTCCAAGAAGAAGAATTTACATATCCTGCAAGCGCTCCTCCATTAAAACTTGCCGAAACCGTACCTTGTGTACGCAACCATTTTGAAGTATATGTTGTTGAGGTATTGTTAAATTTAATATTAGATAAAATTGCATCTCTATCTGGTGAGGTAGTTGTGCCTCTAGCAGTTAACCTTACTAACAAATCTGTGTAACCTTGTGGTATAGAAGTAAAGTCAATGTTTGCTGCTCCAGCAGAGCCAACTTCTACGGTAGCAATTTTATATAGTTGTAGCGCCATTAAGCATTACCTGCCTGTATCCCGTAGATTTTAATGTTAGTTCCTGCTGCTATAGATGCCACAGGAAAGAACAAAGAAATGCTGCTGATTGCTGCTGTATTTCGCCATAAACCAGCACGTGCTTCTACATTGTTAGATGATACAGAAGATGACCTAATTAATGGAGATTTATTAATAGCCGTACTAGCGTAGTCGTTTAAGTGAATAGTTACTGTTGTATAAGTTGATGTTGATGAAGCATAAAAAGCAATCTTATTATCACTAGTTGCGCGGTAAGAGTTAGTTGAAGTTCCATCACCAACCATTGGAGTAGATGAATATACAGATGATGTATCACCGTTAATTCTAAATCCAATATAGTCGCCACTATTAGCAGAATACAAAACGCTGGCTTGCACAACTAAATCGGTAAATGTTTGAGGAATGCTACTCATAGTTATTTCACCAGTACTTGCCCCACTATGGGTATAACTAGATATAAGAGAATATGTTGCAGTCTTTGACATTATGCTTTCACCCCATATAAAGAGAATCTAGTATTAGCCTTAAAATTAGATGTAGATGGCGTAATTGTTATTGAAGTTATAGGGGCTGTGTTAAACCAACCTTGAGTTCTAAGGCTGACGCTACCATTAGAATTATTTAAGTCTGAACCATTTAAGGAACGCGTTGCTTTTGCTTTTAACACACTTGAGTAATCTAATATATCTATTACAAAAGTTGAATAAGAATTTGATGTTGCTGAATCATTAATCATAGGAATAATAAAATCAAGTGTTGACGCAGCGCCATAACCTGTAGTTCCAGATGCTCCAGAACCATCACCAATTAAACGGTGAAAACTGTAACTAGAGTTATTAGTATCTCCATTAAAAGCAACAGATGCTGCGCTCACACCAGCATTGGCAAAGGTACTACGTAACACGCCACGTATTTGCAAATGCTTATAGTTTTGTGGGATATTGCTAAAGGTTACTGCTCCACCTGATGAAGCAAAAAACTGGGTAGCAATCGGCTCCATATAGTAGTTGTCGGCAGATACGGTGTCGTACTTAGCCCCTGCTATACCGTTGGTGGTTAGTTTGGTTATGCTCATAATTCCACCCGTATTCCGTATAGAGTTGCTGTGCTGTGCTGGGCAAGACTTCCTCCTGCTGGGGTCAACTCTATTCTGCTAATAGCAGAAACGTTAGCCCATAGACCAGCATTAAGCCAAAGTACTGCTTGAGTCGCTTGATTTATTTCTTGAGAAGCATCAATAGAAACTGATTTATTATTAGCAGAAGTATAATTAGGTATATAAACTTCCATATTTCCAAATGTAGATGCGGTGGAATTGTTTCCGTTTATGTATCCCAAATTTAAGGAAGTTTCAGATGAGCCTTGGCTAGAAGCAACAGATGAGTTATAGCCTTGAATAAATCTGCGAGAATAACCCGACGCACTTCCATTAAATGTTAAAACTATTGTAGTAAAATTTGCTGCCTCAGTAGTACGACCAGATATTTTAACAACTAAATCAGTATAGTTCTGCGGGATATTGTTAAAAGTAATGGCTGATGTACCACCAGCACCAACGGTTGACTCGGCTAGTTTGCTATATGTAAATGCCATTATGCCGCCTTGATTCCGTATAAGGTAAAAGTTGAGCCTATAGCGTATGTGCCAGAATCGGATGAAATAACCAGCGAAGTAATGGCTGCTGTGTTACGCCATAAGCCAATCTTTGCCCCTACATAAGCATTTGACGGGTTTGATGACTCGCGATTTATAGCAGTCTTAAATGTAGTGCTGTTAGAATAATTCATTATTTGGCAGATTTGGGTACTAATTGCATCGGCAAAATATCCCATAATTAAGAGTCTGCTTTCATTGCTCGCTCTTCCGCTTGCCGCTGCCGACCCTGTGCCTTCTACCCAAGTGCGGGAATACACAGAACTAGTATCTGAATTAAAGCGAAGGTAAGAGTCTTTTTGACCTGCCGTTGTGTATTGAGCAGACATAACTAATACAAGGTCGGTATAAGTACTGGCAATACTGGAAAAGGTAACCGTTGCCGCTGCGCTGCCTAGTGTCTGGGTCGCTATTGGTTCATAAGTTTTAGGCATTAGATAATCCCATACAGAGCGAAGGACGAAGCAGTTGTATAATTTCCAGATGAACAAGTAATAGTTATACTAGTAATAGCATTTGTATTTAATGCAAGTGAACTTCTAAAATCTGCATATCCACCACCATTAAGGTCAACGCCCCAAATTTCTCTTGCAACTTTATTTTTATTAGTGCTCGCGTAATCAAGCAAATCCCAAACGTAAGCACCATAAATATTTGCAGTTTGACTAGCGCCTGGAACTAAACCAGAAGACATATAGGTAGATGCTGCGTCAGCATTTCCACCAGCGGTTGCGCCATCTCCATAGATTTCGTGTTGCGCAAAGTAAGAACTACTACTTGTTACACCATTAAGAGTTATGTTATGCTGTACATATGTAGTTGCTGCTGTGCCTCTAGCAATTATTCTAAGTTGCAAATGTTTATAGGTGCTAGGAATGCTGCTAAAGGTAATTACTCCGCTAGAACCAGTGCCGTTAGCCGTAGCAATAGACTCGTAACTTCCGCCAAGGATGACAGGATTACCAGCGAGAAGGTTTCTATTAGTTGAAGGACCCTGAGCAATACTAGAGGTCTTTGCTCTAGTTATAGACAATTAGGACTCGTCTCCGTAGGCGTGGAATGAGATGTTTGCAGTAGAAGCATAGACAGTTACCACATCTGTAGTAGCAAGTGTGATGCCTAGAGTAAGAGCAGTAGTATCTGCAGCACCTACAGCAACGTCATAGGCTACATAGTGAACAGCAGCCAGAGTTGCACCACCAGGACGTACAGCAACGCGGAACGTTGCAGCAGTAGATGCTTGGTTGCATACTGTAAGAGATGAGATAACTGCTGACTTAGCAGATGGAACTGTGTAGAGAGTTGTTGCAGTTGTTGCTGATGGGTTTACTTGCCCAAGTACTTTCTTTGCCATTTGTATTTCTCCTTGTAGTTGGTTAAGCGCCCATCATCATAAAGATGTCGGCTGTTGGGTCGGTGGTTACTGTTGCCCACGAAGCGGTTGTTCCGTCTGTGGTTAAATATTTTCCTGCGTTGCTTGTCTGACTTGGTAGGGCATCAACTGCTCCCCAAGAAGATACTGTTCCATTTGTAGTTAGATATTTGCCTGAGTTACCAGTCTGGCTAGGTACAACAAATTCTGTTGAATCTGTAGCCACAAGAGTCTTGCTGGCTGGAATAGAAGTTCCGTTGATAGATGTAGCAGTAGCCACACCAAGCACGGGGGTTACAAGCGTTGGGCTTGTATTCATTACAAAAGTAGAACCAGTACCAGTCTGGGCTGCAACGCTAGTTGCTGCGCCGACAGAGGTAATAGGACCAGTTAAGTTGCTAGGTGCAACTGTGACTGTATCTACATATCCCTTGGTTGCAGCATCTGTAGATGTAGTTGGAGTACCAAGTCCAGTTACTTTGTTAGTTCCCATAGCAAGGTTGCCAGACATTGTGCTACCAGT